TGTTATCTGCTTGGTTTAGTTCTACATTAGTTGATTTAGTCATTGGATACTCCTTTTGTTGACTATTTACTATCAATCATTCTTTATCCCACTTGGGATATATTATCATATTGAATGAAAGATATTTAACTACAAATCCAGACCTGATTTTATTTATGTCATAATCGTTCGTGGAAAGATCGGAACGATCGTGGCTCCACGAACTATTAGAAACCCCTTGTGGGTTGACATATAAAATCAAGGGCTGGTATAATTATCGTTTCGTGATCAATATATAGTGATGTGACGTTGATACTTGACGAATGTTCTTGACATGAATTTATCAATGATTACAATTATCCAACGGAGGCGATATGAATGACGAATTAACCGATAAACAACGGAAGTTAGTTGATACCATCGTAACAACAGGTTGTACCATAAAGGAAGCTGGAATAATCGCTGGATATTCAACAAAAAATAATACAGAAGCAGCAAGAGTAAGTGCTAGTCGTACGCTACGTCTCCCAAAGGTACAAAAGTACATGATGGAATGTGTAGCTAAGACGATAGGACTAGGAGCTGTTACAGCTAGTAAGAAGATGGTTGAATTATCCAACAACGCCAAGTCTGAATACGTACAGCTAGAAGCTAGTAAAGATATTCTAGACAGGGTAGGACTGCGTACACCAGATAAGGTGTCACACACGCACGTAGGAGATATAAAGGTTAGTATAGATCTTGGATAAACTAGCAGTGGGGGTTAAAAACTAACAGCTCTAGGTAGTGATAGATGTCATACACACAACAGAGTTAAAAAAAGTAAATTGTGCATAGACAAAAATAATTCAAAGATTTAAGGTTAATTGTCTTTAGACGAAAACTACGAGAGGGTTACTCTCACGCCTAGCTAGGCAATAAAAATTATGACTAAAAAAAGTACAGTAAATAAAGCTGGTAACTATACGAAACCTACAATGCGAAAAAAAATATTTAATCGCATTAAGGCACAAGCAAGTCATGGTACTGCTGCTGGTAAATGGTCAGCTCGTAAAGCACAGGCACTAGCTAAGGCTTACAAGAAAGCTGGAGGAGGATATAGATAATGCTTAAAGGTAATCAAAAGAAATTAGATAAGAATAGAGATGGTAAAATCTCAAAAGCAGACTTTAAATTATTAAAGAAAAAGAAGAATGGCACTCGCAAAAAGTCAAAGAAGCCTTAAAGCTTGGGGTAAACAGAAATGGCGTACCAAATCTGGAAAGAAATCAAGTGAAACAGGAGAAAGATATCTTCCTGAAAAAGCTATTAAGTCTTTAACAGCAAGTGAATATGCTCGTACAACAAGAGAAAAGAGAAAAGCAAAGAAAAAAGGAAAACAAGTATCAAAACAGCCAAAATCAATCGCTGCGAAAGTACGAAGGTTTAGGCAATTTAGTTAAATATGGTCGCAAAAAAGTATCAGAATCCTAAAGGTGGACTTAATGCTGCTGGTAGAGCTTACTTTAAAAGAAAAGAAGGAAGTAATTTAAAAAAACCACAAAAAAAAGGTACAGATGGTAGGCGAGTTTCATTCGCTGCCAGATTTGCTGGTATGAAAGGGCCAATGAAAGATGAAAAAGGTCGCCCAACGAGAAAGGCACTGGCACTTAGGGCATGGGGTTTTCGCTCCGTTGAATCAGCTAGAAACTTTGCTAATAGAAATAAGAAAAAGTGAATTGAAAAGCATTTAGCTTTTATATATTTATTGTAGTTTACCCCAAATCAAATATAAAGGAGAAATGAAAGATATGGACTTAGATGGCATTGTCAAAAAGGTTGACGAATTAAAAGATGAAGTTAAAGATATTAAAGAAATTAACAAAGTGTTAATGGATAAATTGCAAAAAGCATACAATGATAGGGTTGAGCTTCGAGCAAAGAATCATAATTTAACAGGTAAACTTAAAGGAGTTGCAGATGCCTAAAGTCGGAAAAATGAAGTTTCCTTATACTGCTGCTGGTAAGAAAAAAGCCAAAGCAGCAGCAAAGAAAAAGGGTATGAAAGTTGTCAAGCAAAGCAAAAAGAAAGGGTACTAGAGTAGAAAACGAAATAGTGAAGCTCTTTCAAGCTGAAGGGTTTAAAGCTAGACGACAACCACTCTCAGGAGCTATACAGGACTTTCCTCATGACGTACAAGTTTCTGATTTATTCAATGGAATAAATATAGAAGTAAAAGCTCGTAAAAGTGGGGAAGGTTTTACTCAATTAGATAAATGGAAAGGATCAGCTGATCTTTTAATATTAAAGAAAGACTTTTCTAATCCAATGGTATATCTTGATTGGAATTTATTTAAGGAGTTTTTGTATGAGTATAGACGATCCAGACAAGGTAGTGAATCTGGAGAACAGGCAACTGTTCAACATAAGTTATCAGGAGAGGCAAAGACTAAGAAAGATAGTACGTATGGTACATCTAAGATTCCTTCCAGAAAGTTCGATAACGGACAAGGAATGCGACAAGGTAATAGAAAGTCTTGGCCCAAAAATCAGAGAAAAATTGCTAGTAGAACATTTAAACAAAGTAAAATAGATGGCGCAACTCAATTACAAAGCAGATGGCAATATCTTAAAAGCATTTCTCAAGGGAAATGACTTTTTTAGAGGACTAAGAGGGCCAGTAGGTAGTGGCAAGTCTGTCGCTTGTTGTATTGAGATACTTAGAAGAAGTCTCTTACAGAAAAAAAACGCACAAGGAAAAAGAAAATCCCGCTGGGCCGTTATTAGGAACACTAATCCGCAGCTTAAAACGACTACTATTAAAACATGGTTAGATTGGTTTCCTGAAAACGAATGGGGAACATTTCAATGGAGTGTACCCTACACACATAGAATAACAGTAGGTGAATTAGATTTAGAAGTTATCTTCCTAGCATTAGATAGACCTGAAGATGTTAAAAAATTACTATCATTAGAACTTACAGGAGTATGGGTAAACGAAGCAAGAGAGCTGCCAAAGTCAATTATAGATGCTTGTACTATGAGGGTAGGTAGATTTCCTAGTATGAGAGATGGTGGTGCATCTTGGTATGGAGTTATTGCAGATACAAACGCACCAGAAGAAGATCATTGGTGGCCTATTATGGCTGGAGATGTACCAGTACCAGATCATTTATCAAGAGATGAAGCATTAATGCTAGTTAAACCTGATAACTGGAGTTTTCATACTCAACCATCAGCTATGACAGAAAAAAAGAATAAAGATGGAACTTTAGAAGGATATGAGCCTAATATTTCATGTGAAAATAAAAATAATCTTACACCTGATTATTATTCAAACATAATCAAAGGTAAAACTAAAGGTTGGATAGATGTTTATGTAATGAATAAACTAGGATCATTAGAAGATGGTAAACCAGTATATCCAAACTGGAATCAAGAAATGCATTTGTCAAAAGAAGATTTAGAAGCTGGTCCAATGACTGTATTTATTGGAATAGATTTTGGATTAACACCAGCTGCAGTCTTTGGTCAAAAGCTACCTAATGGTAAATGGTTAATATTACAGGAGCTAGTTTGTTTTGATATGGGTATAGCTAGGTTTAGTGAACTTCTAAAACATGAAATAGCAAAGAATTATAGAAACTTAGATATAGAAATATATGGTGATCCAGCTGGAGATTTTAGAGCTCAAACAGATGAAACAACACCATTTCAAATACTAAGACAAAACGGATTAATGGGTAAACCTACACATAGTAATGATGTAGCTCTTAGAATAGAATCAGTAGAAACAGCATTAGGTAGATTAATAGAAGGACAATCTGGTTTTATTGTAGATCATAGATGTATAAATCTAAAAAAAGGTTTTAATGGTGGTTATTTTTACAGAAGATTACAAACATCAGGAGATAGATATGATGAAAAGCCAATGAAGAATAGATACTCTCATGTTCATGATGCTTTACAATATTTAATGTTAGGAGCTGGAGAAGGTAAACAGCTAATATCTGGTAGAGCAAAAAAACCAACAGTAGTTAAGACTAGAGGTTGGAATATATTTGGAGATAAAAAAAGAAGAAGTATATGGCAAAACAGAATGAATGGTTAGTATTCTTTTATCAAAACGAAGATTACCATAATACACATAGATTTTTTAAAAAAGGTTTTAAACACTGTGGAGTTATGGGATACGATCCTGAAAAAAAAGTATGGATATTAATAGAAACTTTATTTGGTCAATTATTAATAGAAGTTCTTACAGAAACTAAAGTAGATGCTATATTTAGAATGATAAAACAAAAGAAAGGTCATATAGTAAAAGTACCAGTTAAGAAAAAAATACCAAGATTCCCAGTTATAATGGGAAGCTGGATAAAAGAACATTCATGTGTAAGTTATGTACAAAGATTGATAGGAATGAGCAGATTTTGGGTATTTACACCCTATCAGCTATATTGTGCGTTGAAAAAAGATGGATATTGTGAAATAGACATTTGATATGGGATCATTTCGTAGACCAAAATATGAAGAAACTGCTGCAGATAAAGCAGTAAGAGAAGATATTGAGAGAAGAAGGCAAGAAGAATTAGAAGAACAAAGAAAAAATGAAGAAGCAAAAAAGAAATTAAAAAGAAGAAAAGCCAAAGGATTAGTAGGACAAAGATCAATGTTTTCTAGAGCTGGTGGCAGAGGGTTTTATCAAGAAGGAAAGAAAACATGAGCAGTAATAAAGGAACTTCTTCAAGCTCAGGTGGTGGAAGTTATGGAGGAGATAGATATGATTCTTCAGATCAAAGATCAGAAGCAACAAAATCTGTTGGAAAAGTAGTAGTAAATACAGCAGTACAAAAAGAAAAAGATAAAGGCAACATGATGTATGGTGGAGCTGCTAGTACAGCTACAAATGAGTTTCTTGTATCTATTGGTGAAGCTTTTAAAGGATCACAAAATCCTGATGGATCATTTAATTATAGACTTACTAGCAAAGGATATGAAATGAAATATGGACAGAAACCCGGTGGTGCAGCGCCAGCAATGGGAACTGGTAATCCAGCTGGTATACTTACAAGCACAAAAGTATCAAAAGAAATGTTTGAATCACAACAAAAATTAAAGACTGCAATAGCTGGTGGAATGGCTTTAATGGGTGTTCCATTTATACCAAGTGCTATGGCTTATGATGCAAGAAGGACATCATTTGAAAACTATTCTAATAATTTTACAAAAGCACAATCATCAGCATCATTTACTGCAAGAGTAAATACAGGTAGTGGAGCTAATGTAAATGATAGTGCAATGGAAACTGCAAATACTAACGAACAAGATTCTGCGTCTACAAATTACAGAACTGATGCAGAAAGAAAACTAGCATTAAGTAGAAATGCAGAGGCATTAAAAGCATCTAGAAAGTTTTTTAATAGTTCTAAACAATTAATTACAGGGAGTATGGTGTAATGGTTTATATAGATGTACCTGAAAAGAATAACATTGGGGATCAAACAAGTAGCTACAAAATGTTTTTTAAAAAATATCAAGATGCAGAAAGTATCTTTGATCATTGGAAAGATAAATACGAAGAAGCATATGAATATACTATGCCACAAAGAGAATCTTTTTATGAAGAAACTGTTGGGCAAAGAAGAACAGATAAAATATTTGATGAAACTGCAGTAGTAGGAATACAAGAATTTGCTAGTAGATTACAAGCTGGTATAGTTCCAACATATGGTAGATGGGCAAACTTTGAAGCTGGTACAGAAATACCAAATGATCAAAAGCCACAAGTTAATGCAGCACTAGACGAAATTACACAGTATGTATTTGAAGTATTAGGTAACTCAAACTTTAACCAAGAAGTACATGAAGCATTTATGGACTGTGCTATTGGTACTGGTTGTTTACTTATTGAAGAAGGAGATGCATTAAATCCTATTAAATTTACAGCAGTACCTTTACCTAAAATAATGTTAAACAATGGGCCAGATAATTCAATAGATACTATATTTAGAAAAAGAAAAATACCATACAATCAACTTATGGTAGCATATCCTCAATCTGTAATGTCAGAAAATATGATGGAACAGATAGAAAAAAATGGAAACAAAAAAGCAAGTATAGTTGAACTTGTATATCGTTTATATGATGAGCCAAATGTAGAAAAATATAAATACTGTGTAGCTTGTATGAATGAAGAAGAAGTAATTTTTGAAAAAGAATTAGAAGGAACTGGTAGCAATCCTTATGTTGTATTTAGATGGAACAAAGGATCAGGTGAAGTTTATGGTCGTGGCCCAGTATTCAATAGTATGGCTGCTATTAAAACTACTAACCTTACAGTAGAATTAATACTACAAAATGCACAGATGAATATTAGTGGTATATATACTTATGAAGATGATGGAGTAGTAAATCCTGATAATATAAATCTAGTTCCGGGCGCTTTGATTCCAGTAGCTCCAAACAGTAGAGGTCTTACACCTTTAGCTGGAGCTGGTAGATTTGATGTGGCACAGTTAGTACTTGGTGATATGCGTCAGAATATTAAAAAAGCATTATATATGGAAACACTTGGTAGACCTGAAGGAACACCAATGTCTGCTACAGAAGTTGCAGAAAGAATGTCTGATCTATCAAGACAAATAGGATCATCATTTGGTAGATTACAAGCAGAGTTTGTAACACCTGTACTTCGTAGAGTTATTAGAATACTATCTAAACAAGGCAGAATTGAGATTCCTAAAATTGATAATAGAGAAGTAAAAGTAGTATCTCAATCTCCTTTATCTCAAGCACAACATCAACAAGATATAGCAGTTGTAAATAACTTTAATGGTATTTTAGCTCAAACATTTGGTCCACAAATACTTAACATGATTGTTAAACAAGATGAAGTTGCTAGATATTTAGCAGATAAATTAGGATTACCAGAAAAACTTATTAGAAACCCAGAAGAGCAACAACAGATAATTCAAGAGTTGCAAAATATAACTCAACAGTCTAATATGGCACAAAATGAGTTGGGAATCCCTAGTACACAAGAGCCAAGACAGTAAACAACAAATAGCAGAATTAGATAGAATCTTTGCTGCAGTATTTTCTGATCCAGATGGCAAAAAAATATTGGATTATTTCGATAGTATTGTTAATAATACTACTGTAAATCCTACTGCTGATACTAGAGTGTTATGGCACTTGGAAGGTCAAAGGTATATGTTACAACAAATTAAAAATAGAATTAGACGAGGTAAAGAATGGTTGAAGAAGTAACAACACAAGAAACACAGGAAACAAATACTCAAGAAAGACCTGAGTATGTTCCTGAAAAATTTTGGAATAAAGATTTAAATGAAGTAAATGTTGAAGAACTTTCAGCAAGTTATAATTCACTAGAAAAAAAATTGGGAGCAAGAACAGATGAATTATCAAAACAAGTACGCGAAGATATTGAAAAAGAAAAAAGAGCTAAAGTACCTGAAAACTACGAAATTACCAAACCTGAATTGGAAGAGGGAGTTGATGTCGATATCAATGCTGATATGCCTTTACTACAGTGGTGGCAAAAAACAGCCAAAGATAATGGCCTTACTCAGGAACAATTTGATGACGGTATTAAAGCATTTATAAATAATGAAGTAGATGGCTTACCAAGTCTAGAAAGTGAAAAAGAAATATTAGGTGAAAATGCAACTGCTAGAATAGAAGCTGCTGAACTATGGTCAAAAAAGAATTTGTCTACTGAAGCATATGAAACAATGTCTAGGATAGCAAATACTGCTAATGGAGTAAAATTAGTAGAAGAAATAATGAAACTAAATAAAGATGCTCCAATACCTACTACAGAAACTGCTATTGAAGCAGCACCTAGTTTAAATGATTTACGATCTATGATGCAAGATAAAAGATATTGGTTAGACAAAGACCCAGCGTACATAGAAAAAGTATCAAACTTATATGAAAAATACTATGGAAACAAGAAAGAGGCTGAGGGTTAAGTGGAGAGATGCAGAGTCACATTCTGAGTGGCTTGATCCAGAAACTGCCAAGAAGTATAAACCAGCTATCAATTATACTGATGGTTTCTTACTAGTAGATAATTCAGATGTAATTATTTTATATATGTCATACAATGAAACAGATATTGGTGACACTTGTGTTATTCCAAGAGAAAATGTTGTTGATATTTGTGAATTGAAAATAAGTAAAAAATATGTCAGTAAGGTCTCAATAGACCACTAAGGCCCTAGATTTGCCTGTAAAGATAACAAATCAAACCCCTGTGTGACAATCTAGGTAACAAATAAGCAAACACGGAGGTTAGAATGTCTGCTCAAATTACTAATGCTTTTATTACTCAGTTTGAGGCTGAAGTACATATGGCATACCAAAGAATGGGTAGTAAGTTCAAAGGGCTAGTTCGTACCGTAAATGGTGTTAGTGGTGAATCTGTAAAATTCCAAAAAGTTGGAACAGGTGAAGCTACTACAAAAGCAAGACATGCTGAGATTGTTGCTATGAACATTTCACACTCAAATGTTACTGCAACTCTATCAGATTTCTATGCGTCTGATTACGTAGACAAACTAGATGAACTGAAAACCAATATTGACGAAAGAAGCGTAATTGCAAATAATGCAGCTTATGCTTTAGGTCGTAAGACTGACAGCATCATTACTGATGCAATGGCGTCTGCAACTACTGTTGCAAACAATGCTGGTGCAAATGGTGCTTCATCTTTAGCTACTGACATGAATGTCGATAAGTTTAAAGATATGCAAGCGTTATTCGGTACAAATTCTGTGCCAGATGACAACCAAAGATATTGGGCAATCGGTCCAAAACAATGGTCTGACTTATTATCTGATGATCAATGGACAAGAAGTGAGTACTTAGGAAACTCAGAATTACCTTATGCTGGTATGAACTACACAGCTAAGAGATTCTTAGGTTTCTTAACATTCGTTTTCTCAGGTCTAGATACATCAGGATCAACTGATAGACACACAATTTGTTGGCACAAGTCATCAATGGGTCTAGGTATTGGATCAGAAGTTAGAACAGAAGTTAACTATATACCTGAAAAAGTCTCTCACTTAATGACTTCATACTTAAGTATGGGATCAATACTGATTGACGATAACGGTATCAGAGTACAGAAGTGTGCGGAATAGGAGATAAATATGGCATACGCTTTAGATAACCCTATTAAAAAAATCTCTCAAATGGGAGATACCAACAGCATGTGGTACTACGCTGATGGCGACGCAATAGGTACAATAGACGACAACGAGTACTTTTTACTATCTACAACTGAATTGACAGCTGGAGATGTAATCATAGTAAACAGTGGTGGCTCGAATGGTGTAGTAGATATGTTAATCGTAACTACAGCAAGCGCTACTCAAGTTAGAACTGCTTTACTTTCATAATTACTACTAATGGTGGGGGTTTTTACCCCCACTTAAATATGGAGATATAATGGCAATAGCTGGAAGTTTAATTAAAGGAGCAACTAAAGTAGTAGGTAAAGCTATTAATGTAGCCAAAAAAAAGAAAAAAGATTTAGAAACTAAAGGTAGAAGAGTAAAATCAGCATTAAATAAAAAAGGAAAAACAGCAGATATACCTGATGTTGCTGCTGGTGCTGCTGCAAGTACAATACAAACTGGAAAACAAATAGCTAAAAATCCTACTGTAAAAAAAGCTGTAAAAGCAACAAAAGAAACAATATCAAAAGCAACAAAAAGTCCTGCTGGAATAGCAGCTACTGAATCTTTAAAAAACATAGATAAGGCTACTGGAGGATTTGTTTCTGGTAGAAATATTGCAGCTGTAGCTGGAGTTGCTGGTGCGTTAGGATTAGCTTCATCATTAACAAAATCTAATGCAAAACCAGAACAAGAATATAATGTTACAAGAATGAGTGATGGTAGATTTTCTACAACTTATAGAGATAAAAATGCTAATGTTGTATTTAGTGCAAAACAATTATCTGAAAAAGAAATTGATGATGTTAGAACACAATTAGCAGTATTAGATAGTATTTTAGATTCTAGTGATCCAAAAGCAAGAAGTAAAGAATTTAAAGATACAGTAATGAATTTAGCAAAAAAATATAAAATATCTAATATTACTGGTAAAAATTTATCTGTTATTATTCCTAATATTGAAGGTGGAGTACAATTAAGACAAAGAGCTTAATATGGCAGTAACAAAAGTAGATATAGCTTCAAGAGCATTAATAATGATAGGAGCAAATCCTATTTCATCATTTACTGATGGTACTACTGAAGCATTAACAACAAATACAATATACGAAGAAATAGTAGAATCTACTCTAGTAAGATCAAACTGGAGATTTGCTACAGGACAAAAACAGTTATCATTACTAGCTGATGCACCAGCTGGTAGATTTGAATACGCATATCAAATTCCAGCTAATCCACAGTGTTTAAAAATTATAGCAATAACTTGTAATGATGCATTACTTACATATCAAAGATATGAAGATAAAGTTTACTTAAATGGTTTTGGTCAAAACAGTACAGTAATAATGGATTATATCTTTAGACAGAACGAGGATCATTTTCCACCTCATTTTCGTTTAGCTATAGAATATAAACTAGCTAGTATCTTTGCTGGTAGTATAGCAAGAGATGCAGCTATGGTTAGAGAGTTTGACCAACTTTCTGAAAGACAATTACTTATAGCTAAAAATACTGACTCACAGGAAACTACAACAAAAACGCTGTCTACTAATCGATTTATTACAGATAGGAGAAGCAGTCGTAGTGGACTTGTTCAGTCATAATGCCAAGAAAAGTAAGACAAGTATATACAAATTTTTCTGCTGGAGAAATAAACAATCTCTTAAATGCTAGAACAGATGCCAAAGCATATTTTGAAGGTGGTAAACAAGTAAGAAACTGGTATCTTCTTGATGAAGGTGGAGTAATGCGTAGACCAGCTACAGAATATATGGCTACCTTACCAGCAGAATGTAGACTAATACCATTTATATTTTCTAATGATGAAGTAGCTTTATTTGTTTTATCTAACAATAGATTAGATGTATACAACTCTAGTGGAACAGCAATACAATCTAACATTACTTCTAATTGTAATTGGACTACTGCACAGCTATTTGAATTAAACTTTGCACAATTTGGAGATACTGTATTTATTTGTCATAGAGATAATCCTATTAGACAAATCAAAAGAACTTCTGCTAGTACATTTGTTGTAAGTGCATTTGCATTTGAAGAAGATGATTCTGTTACAGTAGGTGGTGTAAATAAAACTACACAACCATTTTATAAATATGCAGACAGTACAATTACAGTTACACCAGCAGCTACAAGTGGTACTGGTGTTACTTTGACTGCTAGTGCTGATGCTTTTGTATCAGGACATAATGGTACATATTTAAAAATAGGTGGTAAACAAGTTAAGATTACTGGGTTTACAAGTGCAACACAAGTTACAATAACAATAGTAGAAACACTTGCTGGAACAAGTGCAGAAGCAGATTGGGCAGAACAATTACTATCTAGTGTAAGAGGATTCCCACAAGCTGTGTCATTCCATGATAATAGACTTTGGTTTGCTGGAGCTAGAGATAAACCTTCAGCAGTTGTTGCAAGTCAAATAGGAGGATATTTTAATTTTGATTTAGGAACAGGATTAGCAAATGAAGGTATAAATGTATCTATTACTGGTGATACTGTAAACGAAATAAGACATCTAGTATCATCAAGAAACTTACAAATCTTTACAGATAGTGGAGAGTTCTTTGTACCTGTATCTTCTCAATCAGCTGCTATAACACCAAGTAGTATATCTTTTTTAAGACAAACACCTTATGGCTGCAATAGAGCTAACCCAATACCTTTTGATGGTGCTTCTTTGTTTAGTCAAAAAAATGGTAAATCAATTAGAGAATATGTATTCTCAGATGTAGAACAAGCATATAGATCAACAAGTGTATCTGTATTAGCTTCTCATTTAATTGATACACCTAAACAATTATCAATGATTACAGGTAATGAAATAAAACCAGAACAGTTTGCTTTTTTCTTAAACAGTGGCACAACACATGATGGTAAAATAGCAGTCTTTCATAGTATTAGAGATGAAAAGATTGCTGGTTGGACAATGTATGAAACACAAGATGGAGATAAATTTCATAGTATTACAGCTCTAAATGATAAATTATTTGTAGTAGTAAAAAGAGTTATGCCTAGTGGTACAAAATATTTATTAGAAAAATTTGCTAATGATGATAGCATTACACTAGATTGTTCTACTACAACTACTGTATTTCAGAAAGGTACACCTCTAGTAAATGGTGGCTCACAATCTGGTAACACTTTATCAACAGATGGTTTTACTACTGCACCAGCAATACAAGAAACTTTTACTATAGCTGGAAATGCAACAGAATATACAATAACTGCTGTTACACAAACCTCTGCTGGATTTGATTTACAATTAAATAAAAATCTTGCAGCAACACCATCAGATAATGCTGCCATTACAATAGTAGATGGATTTATGCATACAGTAAATGCTATCTATGACAATACAGATAAAGTATTTGCAGTATTTGGTAATGGATCATTAGGTGAATTTACAGTAGATTCTAATAGTAGAATTACTCTTACATCAGCACCTTTTCCTACTGGTGTTCGTGTAGGATTTAATTTTACTCCTATATTAGAAACTATGCCAATAGATAAAGAAATAGATAGTGGGCCTTTGACTGGTCAACCAAAAAGAGTTAATAAAGCTATTATAGATATATCTGGTGGTTTAGATATAACTATGAAAGCACAAGATTTGTCAGCAAAAGAATTAGTAATACAACAAGTAAACTTTACAGCTGGAACTGATTTAACACCAATAACAGAAAAAAAAGAATTTAATTTTTTAGGATATAGTAAAAGTCCTACAATTACTATTTCACAAAACGATCCTTTACCATTAAAGGTATTAGGAATAGCTATGGAGGTACAATTTGCATGAGTGGAGTTGAAGCATCAACATTATTTGCACTTGCTAGTGTTAGTAGTTCTGTAGGAACTATAGCAAACATACAGTCTCAAAGAGCTGCAATGGCTAGAGAAAACTACAGAATAGAAACAGAAAGAAGAATGGCTAGACTTAGAGCATTAGAAGAAGAAAATGCAAGAGAAGAAATGTTACAAAATGCTTTAGCTAATAATTTAGCATATCAATCTATTGCTGGATTTAGTGATGATAGTAGAAGTTTTTTAAATATAAATAATGTAGCAAAAAAGAAAGCACAAAAAGATATAGCTAACATAAGACTGATGGGTAAAAACATAGATAATAAATATACATCTATGATTGCAGAAAATAAATATAAAGAACAAGATTTAATATTTGGTGGTTATGTATCTGTAATTACTGAGCTTACAACTGGTTATGCTAATTATAAATATTATAAAGAGCCAAAAAGAAAATCAAAACCTTTTGCAGTAAACTATGACACAGCATATGGGAGTGGTCAATAATGGCATTAACTAAAGGAGAAAGAACAACTATAACTACTGCTTCTTCAGTAGCTAATAGAATGGGTGTAGTACCAGCATACGGTGGTAATCCTATTACTACTATTGCAGAAGTAGCTACAGAAAAATTAGATTTTTTTGCCAAAAGACAAGCAACATTACAAGAAGGTAAATACAAAGCTGATTTAGAAATACAAACTAGAGCATACATTAATGAAATAGGTAGAGAATATTTTGATAATCCAAATATGTTTATACAAAAAGCTGGAGAGTATATTGATACCTTAGTAGACAAAGCACCAGTAAGATACAAGAGTTGGACAAAAAGTATGGCTGGTAGCATGGCTGGTACTGAAGGAGAAAGAATATTTGATAGAAGAATAAAGTTAGATTTTTTAGAAGCAGAAAATTTACATAATCTAAGAGTTACATCATTAAATGAAAAAACAATAAATGATATGTATAACCTTATAGAATTTGGAGATGATGTAGATTTAAAATCTGGTAATATTGCAAATAAAATAGACATATACAAAAAAGAAACATTCGATAAACATTTATCAGAAATATATAAAGATTACTTAGAAAGATATAATTCTGCATATCCTGAAGAAAGAAGTCAGATGCTTACACCAGAAGCATTTTTAAGAGGTATGAAAGTTTCTTTTGAACAAGCAAGAGTAAATACAAAAATAAAAAATATGATTGATGTAGCTGTGTTAGAAATAGAAGAAGGTGGATTTGAGTACACAGTAGGTGCAGATATTCTTACAGAACTTAATAGTAATATAACTAAAATGTTAAATGAAGAATATATGA